CTCTGGTAACCAGGTCGATGAAACAGGCGCTCCAGCCGACTACAAGATGGAGTACGCCGCTGACGAAGAAACAGATGAAGAAATGGCCCCTGAAGCCGATGCTGAAGCCCTTGAAGGTGAAGGCGAAGGCGACGACATGGGTCTAGAGGACGAGGGTGGTGAAGAGGCACCTGAGGCTCCTGAAGAAGAAGAGGGAGAAGCACCTGCTGAAGAAGGCGGTGAAGAAGAGATGGATTCCGAGGGAGAAGGCGAAGAGCCTGCTAAAGAGGACGGCGCGGAAGATATTTCTGGCGAGATGGAAAATAACGATAAGAAAATTGCCTCTCTAGCTGCCGAATACGACGAAGACGAGCTCTTCCAAGCATTGGCTCTCAAGAAACAAGCTACCTCCATGATGGAGAAAGATATGTCCTACGGCGAAATGCCCGAAGGCCTTAAAAAGCACATGGAAGAGAAAGAGGGTAAAGAGGAAGGAGACGACGAAGAGAAGAAAGAAGAAGTCAGTGACAACGCCGAAGAGGTAGTTGATAATGCTGAAGAAACTTCTGAAAAAGAAGAGGAAAAGAAAGAGAAAGAAGAAGAGACTGAGGCCAAGGCTGATATGGCCGAGGATGAGAAAGAAGAGGACGAAGACGAAGAAAAGAAAACTGACATGTCCGAAGAGGTTAAAGAAGTAAAGAAAGAAGAGTCAGCCGACCACGCTGAAGAAGCTGCACCTGTGGCTACCGAATCTCTAGATCATAGCGAATCCGCTATTGGAGATCAGAGTGTTGACACCCTCAACGCTCGTGTAGCCGAACTCGAGGAAGAGCTTAATAAGCAAAGAAAGCTAGCTCGCGAGAAAGAAATTTCTTCGTTTGCTGAAGGACTCTATGAGTCTGGCAAGCTTACGGAACAAGTTGTACCTAAGGGTGACCTTGTTCGTTTCATGGAGACTCTTAATCATAAGAACTCTGTGAATTTCTCTGAAACCGGTAAGGCATCTCAATTTGACTTCATGCGTGGAGTTCTTGATTCCCTACCTTCTATGGTTTCATTTGAAGAATTTGCAACACCATCATCGGCTCCTAAAAAGTCGAAGTCGGTTGAGCCTAATGCTTCTGGATACGCTTACGATCCAAACACGGCTAACGTTCACGCCGATGCATTATCTTATGCAGAAGAGAACGAATGCGACTACTTAACTGCTGTTAAGTTTGTCATTGAAAACAATAACTGAGGTAATTACTAATGGCAACTGACCCACGCTATATGTCTTTTGACCACCAGTATGTCGAGACCGTATCCACTAGTGCTTCTATTGAAGCTCACCGATTCGTAACTCGCTCTGGTGCTTATGCCGGTGTAGGCGCTTACGCCGCCGGTGTTTCTGTTTATGATGCTCCTGGACAAGGTGAACTCACCGCCAAGGGCTATCAAGTTGAAGACGGCACTAACGCCGTATATGAAGGACAACTTAATCCTTCTACGACCCCAGCTAAGCCTGGAGTATTCCCTTATCAGGGTCTTCTCTCCATCGTTACTGAGGGTATCGTCATTGTTGAGGTTCTTGACGGAGCTACTGGTGACATCGCCCTTGATGACGCCGTTGCTGCTTCAGGTACAGATGGCAAAGCTTACAAAGCTGCCTCTGGTAACTTGATTCTTGGCCGCGCACTTGATGTTGCAGCCAATGGCGTTGCTGGAAGATACATTCGCGTTAAGCTTCAGCAAGCTGGCGCAGCTTGATAGATACTAAAGGAGAAAACTAATCATGATGAACCTAGATCAGGTACGCGTAATTGACCCTATTCTTACGCAACTCGCCCAAGGCTATAAAAATGCCGAAGGCGTAGCTACATTCTTCGGTCCCGCGGTATCTATGAATACTCGCGCCGGCCGTACGTTGGTATTTGGCAAGGAAGCCTTTGCCGCTCAGAACTTCCTCCGTGCTCCAGGATCTAACATCCAGAAGATCCAAAACGAGTTCGGAACCAGAAGCTTCTCGCTCCGTCAGGAAGCGATCAGCTGGGAGATTGCTGAGGAAATCGCAGCAGAAGCCAAGAATGGCGCTGCTCAGCTTGACCTTCGTCAGTATGCTGCTAAGGACGCTGCAAATCGTCTTATGCAGTCCTGGGAGATCACCGTTGCTGACGCCGTTACGGCCTCTGCTTCGTATGAAACTTCTTGCGTATTCGACCTTGCTACTCGCGCTTCTGGTGCAGACAAGTTCAACGCTGCTACTTCTGACATCGAAGTCCTAATCGACGAAGCTAAAGAAGCTGTTCGCGCTCAGATCGGTACCTATCCTAATAAGATGGTTATCTCACCTGACGCTTTCAACGCACTCAAGCGTAACAAGAGAATCAGAGACTTCATGCAACGTGGCGTTCTCGTCAACGAAGCGACTCTTGCCAACATCTTTGGCCTTGACGAGATTCGTGTTGCACGTCGTCTTAAGCTTAACCAGTCCACTGGATCACTTGAGAACATCTACTCCAACGTAGCGGTCCTCTTCTACCAGCCTTCTGGTGCTACCGACGGTTTCGCTCCTGCATTGGATGCAAACTACGGTAACCCTGCTTTCGGATACACCTACACTCTTGCTGGTTATCCTATCGCTACTCCTGAGCGCTTCAACATCGAACGCCGTGTATTCACCGGTGACATCCTTGTTGAGCGTTCATTCGAGCTAGTCGGCATGGGCGAAAATGGTAAAGTTGGTGCTGGAGCAATCCTTACCAACTGCGTCTGATCAACCGTCAAAAACTTGACAAACTGGCTGACCTTCGGGTCGGCCCTTTTTGTTTAAAGTAAAACAGAAGAAAATATGATCTATGTCAGGTCCTCAACCACCTAGAGATATACACGGAGCCGCGAATAATTGCTCGCCCGCCACAGTGGATTATTTTATTTCTGTGTTTGGTTTTCAAGAAGCTATAGAGCTATCTAACATTGAAGATCCAACTGGAAACAATATTGATGTTACTAAGATTCAATTAGCCTTAAATGACGCAGGTCAGCTAATTAACAATTATATAGATAGCGCCCCACCGCAAGGAAAAGTCTTAATTGCCGGTTCTTATAGAAGAACTCAAGCAACAATTGCTAGGTACTATCTAGATGTATTAAGACCACGTACTCAAGTCCAAGAGGCGTCAGAAAAAGCCCTCCAGCAACTAGAGATGTGGGCCGCTAAAGGCAGCCCAAGTACTGGGTTTAAATGGCAAGAAGCTTATGCTTACTGGAGATCTGGTTGCTCGATGACAAAGAGCTCCTATCAGAGAGGAAGAAGCTTCACCGATCCTTCTCTTAATAAGTGGGTACTTCGTGAAGGAAGTAACGACCGTGGATTCCCGTTTGCAAACAGAGAGGCTGTTGTACTCAACAGAAACTCAGATAAAGGCCTTGCTTTAGAAACCCAAGGGGTTAAAGAAATTATTCCAGACAGCGCATATGAAATGAATGAGCTCGTAGATGCTCTTGAGTCTACAAGAGGTCTTTCTAGTTTTACAAATACAGACCAAGCCACAAGTCCTGCAGAAGGAGATGGCTTAGTTGCAAATAATGACACCGCTTCCGCCGACGGTGAGTTCGATAACTATGGCGGATTAACTACTAACGATACGTTCTAATGGCCACTAACTCATATAAAGGATACAATCCATTTTATCCAACAAATGCTGGAGGCGGAGCATTTTATCTAACAAATAACGACGCCGGAAACTGCTACGGGTACAGAACCGGCCTTAAAAGTGCTGTTTTTCCTGATGGCACAAAATACAAAGAAGACGCTGATGCTCTTCGTCAATATATTATAGAGCTTGAATCTACAAGAAAATTACAGGATCTTGTAAACGTAGAGTTTTCTAGAGATGTTAAAAAAGGTGATTTTTTGGTGTATGATAACACTAAAGGAAAATGGGTGCTTACAGATTTTCTATCTGGCGGTGAGTTCTGATGCTTTTAGAAATTGAAAATCAACTCCATCGTAGAGTTCATTCTACCTTGGGGCAAAGCGCTGTTGTACTTCGCTTAGCTGAAGAATTAGATCAATCGGGAAGGGTTGCAGAGCAAGCCATGATAATTGTTAGCTTTGTTTCTGCAAACACAGCAAATGAGATGGGTGGCGGAGCGTACATTCCTACAATTCGTTCTAGGAAAATGACCTACACCGTCACACTAGTTCAAAAGCAAACTCAAAGAGAAGGGCATAGCTTTTCACTACCTTTGTTAGATCTTATTGCTGACGCAGTTACAGGGTGGGTGCCTGAAGTTCCTGGGTTAGAGTTCGCTACCGGATTTGAATTAGAAGGGGAAAGGTTTGTACAAGTAACAGATGCTTCTCAATTTATATACGAACAGAGCTATTCAGTAACTGTTACTATATCAGACGGTAGATTTTATAGCCAGCCTTGTGCTGCATTTGATCCCATATCCATTGAGGATTTCTTGCCGAAAAGAAAATGCTTACTCACTCCTTCTGGAGAAAATACAGGGCTCGCAGTTTGGACTAGAATAACAGGTCCTGAGAGCACCGAAAGCTTTATTGTAGAGGACTCTCGGACTTGCAAGAGATACTTAGGAGATAGATTGGAGCTAACTTGCGGAAGCGATTTAGATGGTACTGCAACTTATAAGTTCATTCCAGAAAAAGCGATTACTTACGATTCCCAAGGAGTTGCTACCGTAAAAGATTCTTTAACTGCTTCTGGACCTTTATCTAACGTTTGGAAATGCGATAAAGATAGAAAAACAGATTTACCACCGTGGTTTAAGCTAGATGTAGACTTCGGGCTGTGGAGAAATGAAGCAGGAACTATTGCAAATCAAGATCCTTTAACATCTGCAGTTCAAAAAACAAAATTTAATCCAGACACAGAATATTTTCGACCTGACTAAGTTCTCATAAATAACATCTTATCTTTCTGAATATTATTACGCAGAGTATTGAGTGTAATGCATCGGTGCCCTGCGTTTTTTGTCATGTTTGCTTTTTTAGGGTACTTTGTTGTAAAGTCACCATTAGCTTTTAATAGAGCAATCTCTGTGCTATTTATCCCCACCCAGTATTGAGGTTTTTTGCCGCTCATTAAATAAGGCTCCTCTTGCATAAAAAGAGAAAGCCCGTACTTGAGCTTAAAATATTTGTTTATTTCGTCAAAGGTCTTCAAAGACGGGGATGAGGTCTTTAATTGTAACTGAGTGTCCATCATTTTCTTTCTTTTGTTGAGATACAGTATTAGTGCTAGAGTCGGCAGCTTTGCGGAAAATGTGATCGATTTCGATAGATGAGAGCCATGCGTTTGCTACAGGAAGCTCATAGATCTCATAATTATACCGCATCCAAGCCCAACACCAGGCATGGGCAACTTGGAATAAAGCTGCAAGTCTTTCTGCTTCTTCCTTTGGACACATATACAGAATACTGTCATGTACTGACATATTAAACTTAGCATTAAGTCCATGATCCTTTATCAACCACTCCATAGCTGCCATGAATGCATGAAGCATTGCACTACCCGTGGATTGAATACACCAGTTATTTCTCATTGTCCAGAAGTCGTCGCCAACTGATGATGGACGGAAGGCAGTTGACATTTTTGTGCCACTTAGAGGATTAATAGGCGTCTTTTCACAGGCAATCTTAGCCATTTCATTGTAGGCATAAGAGTCAGATCCACCGATTAGTTCTCTCATTCCTCGATAAGCTTTCCGGCCTTTCTTAATCTCGATGAGTTTCTTACCCATGTCTACGGCTTGTTTCATAGAGATGGATTTGTTTCCTTTACGGATAGTGTTAGCCAAGGTCTTAGCTCCGCATCCATAAAGCATTCCGTAGTTACATCCTTTAGCAACTGCTCTGGAGATCCCAATCGCCCTGGCGGTCATCGAGTGCATGTCAGTTCCGTTGTCTTTTGACCCTGCAAGAATGGCATGCGAGTACTGAGTTGACCCAGCCACTTTGTAATAGGAATCAGCAAAGATGGAAGCAACAACAGCTTCTTGGGCATCAAAATCTGATTCAACAAAAACCCAGCCATCAGGAGCTTGTACTCTGGTTTTGATCTCGGATCCAATTTTATCAAACTTTGGATCAGGAACGGTGAGCCAGAGATTTTCTCCAGCCCGATTAGTAGAAGTATTGTGAGGGACTGTTGCTGGAACAATAATATTGAATTCTTTACCGAGAGGATTTTTAACTTTAGCGACATTTTGTTCACGAACTCGGCTTCTAACCGATGTCCAATAGGATACGTTAATTGCAAGCTTAATTAGTTCTTTAGCTTGAGGGAGATCAGAGCTAAGCATCCCGGACTCAAAATCGTCGTTGTAGTCCTTTGACAATACTCCTCCGACATTCTCGCCTTCTCCTTTAGGGTGGGGGAGCCTAACGTACTCTCCTATATCTTTGCTAAAGAAGCACCAGCCTCTATCAGAGAAATAGGTCATAGGCTTATCATCCCACTTAAGACGAAGTAAGAAGTGAGATAGACGATTCTTAGTAGAGATACCACCGATAACAAGTTTATTACCTTCTTCGGTTTTTTGGATCTCTGAAACGCTTCTCAGCCACTTGGGGATTCCGTACCACTTAGAAGAGGGTTTCCCAGCTTTTGTGAGTTTGAAGTTACACTCCCAATCCATCTGAGATAGCCAAGGATCCGAATCTGCATCAATCTCTCCTTGGTTCCAGGCGTTATAGATCTCTTGAGCCATCTCTCCTAGAATCTCTTCCTGTCTAGAGATGGAGTCTCTCCAAATTTTCTCGCAGCCTTCAAACCACTCAGCCCAGTCATCTACAACAGGAAGGAAAGCCGAAGAGATTCCAAAGTGCCCAAGTAGAGTAGTTAGAGACGGATTGTTCTGAAGGTACTTAAGAATGACAATAGAGAAGAGCTCTTGAGTAATCTCTGCGTCTTTAAGAGCGTATTGAGTCAAATCTTCATGGAGCTCACAAATTTGCTCCATGGTTTCGCTAACTACAAACACGTCTCTAATCTTTTTATCTGCCGGCTCCAAACGCTTCATCGGCCGACAATGAAAGTTATAGCAATCAACAAGACTATTAAGTGATCCTTTATCCGCCCAGATAGGATCAGCTTTATAACTAGATTTTTTAGTTGCTTTTTGTACGTACCACCATCTCTGCCCAGAAGCCAGTCCACTCACGTTAATATGAGCAGACATGGTATCAAACCAATAATTCTTCTTGGTGATATCGTAAGATTCTTCACAACGAGCTCGGTCATAAGCAACGTTATGAGCGATGAAGATCTTATCATTACCTACAGGGACAAGAGTGGTGTAATACTCGATAGAAGGATCTACGTAGCACTCGTGCATCCAGATATAGTAAGCAGTATCGGTGACTGCAGTGGCAAGGATGGGATGAGAGAAGTCAGATCCTTTAACAAAGGTCTCGCAGTCAAAGACAGCAATGGCTTCTTCGATTCCTTCTGGATGAGTAGTTTTAAATCCAGTTTTAGTCGGGGTATACTTGGTCCATCCCGGCGTGTTAACGATATATTCTGTATCAGGCTTTTTAGGTAGCTCAGAGTAAGCAAAATCTTTCATGATTTTGATTTGGTCCGATACAAGAGCTTTAGAGATATTTTCAAAGTGCTCTTTAATATTATCTCCTTTTAACCCCGGAAGTTTGAAATCTTCCATGAAAAACTCTTTTGGGTTTTCGATGGGAAAAGTTACACCGAAGTTCTCCATAGAAGACTTGATGCTTTTGACGGTATCTTGTCTTACTGGCGTCGTGTCTACATTACCAAAAACCTGCCTGTTCATTTTGTCTGAGAGAACTGCGTATCCCAGAGCATTAAGCTTAGACATAGGTTGCTGAGTAGTTTTTACTATTATAGACCATACAAAGCTTTTTGTCAATACTGAATTAAAAACTCTTCACGGTCAATATAGTACATCCCTACTCCCTCGAAGTTAGTGGCGTCGATTATTCGCAAGTTCTTGCGTATGTACGGATAGCCGTAGTGCCCGAATATATAGATATCACCCTTGTGCGTACAATAGTTTTCAAGATTATCTTTCCACCAAGGAAAGCCTGGGCCTGAAAGAATACTGTTTCTATTTAATTTTGTAATCTCTTCTGAGTATAGCGCGTGGCCCAGCCTATATTTTTTGTTGTTTGCTTGTACTGTTGCCGTAAGAGGGCATCTTGCTAGCCAAGAAATGATGTCTAGTCTATCGTTAAAATTTAAATCTTTAAGGGACCTTAAGGTATATTTTGTTTCTTTTTTAATAATTTTTTCTTCTGGAGTAACTAAATTCTCTAAAATATAATTCTCGTTGTTTCCTAGCAACAAAGTTATTTTTCCCTGCATGCTTTTATTTATAACGTACTGAAGCATTCTTACAGGAGAAGTTTTCTTTGTCTTCTTAAAGAAAGGTTTGTGATGAATTACGTCTCCTATTAGTATGTAGTGATACTCAGGAGACTTATTTACAATTTTTTCTAGAGTGTCGATTCTTCCATGTAAATCTCCAATAACGCAGTACTTATCCCTCTGCGGCAATAATAGGTGACCACCAATGTGGGGTTTCAGTTTTCCAAGTGGCAAATTCATGTTTATGCATACAATAATACTTACGGTAAGCCGCTACAGCATCGCCTTCTATTTTACACTCATCTGGCATTGCTTGAGCAAAGTCTGTCATATCATGGGGGAGCTTTTTAGACAGAGCAATGCGGGTCTTGAGTAAAGACTTAAGACTATCTTTACCGCCGTGAGGATGACCGAATCGTTTCTCAAATTCAGTGCATAGCGCTTCGGTTAAATGGTAGGCAAAAGCCCAGTTTCCAAACGACTGACTCATCCAAATAGTACAAGGATGTTTACGGAACGCTTTAGTTTTATAAAACTCACCGTTGGTTCGTTTTGCGGGATCAAGGTCATTTATTACGGCAACAATGCTCATCATTTGAAGATGTTCAACAATCATCTTGTTAACATGCTTGTCGCAATGGTATTGTGCTGCCTTAACCGGATCTTTATCCAGTACAAATACATTCATAGCACTTTAGCTTATACTATATAATCTTAGACTAAAACAATGTATATGTCAACTGTTATTGAGTTCGTCAGCCGCCAGCTTTAAGATATAAAAAATTGTGTAGGTTGCGCCTAGTACACACAGAGCGACCATTATGTTTACGCTCCAGACCGGATCAGCAACGTTAGATAGTCCCATTGTTATACCTAGTTAGGATAAGCGTTATTAAGACCCCACAACACAAAAATTAAGATGGAAGAGGCTAACAGTAAAGATGTGAAATATAGTTTCATCAGTTAGAAAGTACAGATAGTATAAATAAAAAAATGCCAAATAACAAAAAAATAGTAATTACTGCAATTTGAGTTTCCATAGTTCTAAAAAATAGCGATCGACTATATATAAGTCTCTTGTAGGAGGCTGAAGCTCCACGTTCTCGGCCCATTCTTTGCACAATGCTTTCATATCTGGAGATATTTTATTCGGTAAAAACATCCTTCCAAAAGAAGACATTGCAAAAGCGTACCTCATTTTAATGCGCTGTTCCATTTCCCTTGTACTTGTCGGATTCGTAATAGACATTTTCACCCTTTCTGTACCCGAAATATGCGGTGGCACATGGAAAGGGTAGTGTTCCCCAAAGTAAGACATTGGCTAAAGTCATCAGTTTTTTTCCTCGTAGCTCTTAATCAACCTTGTTACTTGTTTTTTATCGCATCCGCAAGGAGCATTGTTTAGGCACCTAAGGATTAATTCGTTGTCTGTGATAGAAGGTTTAATTGTAAACCCCCACTTATCTACTTCACCTTCAGTGGGTGCTTCTACGCTGCTGATCCTAAAAAGATCTGTCATCTTACGTTGTGGCCTCCAAACATGTATCGCATCCCGTTAAGAACTTTATTAGCAAATGTTCCTAATCTTCTAGAGTTGAACCGCTCAAATAATGCGGCACTAAGGACAGGAGCAGGAACCCCAAGATCCACAGCAGCATGAACAGTCCAGCGTCCCTCGCCGCTATCACTAACACCCCCATCAAATCTATCAAGTTTTTTATCCTCCCGGAGTGCAGCAGCTGTAAGATCGAGTAACCAGCTCCCAACAACGCTACCACGACGCCAAAGCTCAGCCACCTCACTAACGTCAACATCATAGCAATAGGACTCAGGATCCGCCATAGGTGCAACCTCAGCGTCTCCTTTTTTAACGTATTCTGATCCTGCGTTTGCTTCATTTAAAATGTTAAAACCTTCGGCGTATGCCTGCATAATTCCGTACTCAATGCCATTATGAACCATTTTTACAAAGTGGCCGGCTCCAGCGGGACCACAATGCAACCATCCGTTTTCTGCAGATGTCTCTCGGCCTAAAGGATCTGTGCGAGTGGTAGCTCCAAGACCTGGGGCAAGTGCTCGAAAAATTGGGGAACAGACGGAAACCGCATGAGTTGAACCGCCGACCATGAGGCAATACCCACGCTCCAAACCATAAACTCCACCAGAAGTGCCACAGTCAATATACTGAATACCCAGCTTTTCAAGTCGTTCCGCCCTTTTACGGGAATCTTTAAAATTGCTATTACCATGATCAATGATAATATCGCCTTCATTGCAACCAGCTTGTATAAGATCATTAATTGTTTCCTCAACGAGTTCTGCAGGAATGACTAGCTGAAAAATGCCTGGGATTTTTCCGGCGCTAGTGTGTGAGGCAGCGTCACTTTTAACTGCTTGTACAAGGTACTTTAACGAAGTAGTAAAGCCACTAATATACCCAGCTTCGTATTGCTCTTCTGCTTTTGCTACATTGTTTCTGTAACCCCAGGTTTCAATACCAGCCTTTATCATGCGGCGAGACATTCCCTCGCCCATACGACCCAACCCAATAATTCCTACTTTCATTTGGTTTTGTGTGCTATTAGTATTTTAACTAGTTTTTGTCTATTTGGGAACCATGTTATGCATTGAGTATATTTACTCTAAGCTCTTGCGGCAATCAACTAATTTTTTTAACAGTCATTAAATACACTGCCGACTTGCGAACCAAGTGACGATCCTGCCTTCTGTCCTAAGAGCAATGCCCATCCACCCGCCAACCAACCTACATAAGGAATACTAGAGACTGCAGGAACCACAACACCGGCGGCAATAGCACTACCTGCCATCGCACCTTGTGACCGTGCTCCAGCGTCCGCCGCTATACACTCTGCGCTTTTTGCATTCAACTTTCCCTCAGGGTCTAAGACGTTACCTCCCATGTTACGAGTACCTTCCATAGTAAATTGATCGCTACGGAATTCAGTCCTCTTTTCAGTTCCGCCACCGAACCAGCCTTTCTTGGTTGCATCAAGTGTCATGGATCTACTCGACTCTAGGACTTTAGGATCATTAGCACGATACTCGATCTCGTACCCATCTTTACCCGCTTTAATTGTATAAGATGAATATTCACCCTTAGGGATATTGATCATTGGCGCTGACGGCTCAGGCTTTATTAAGTAACCTAAGATGCCAATGTGGGCTACGCCAACCAATGTTCCTACTCCTAGGGCAAACCATTTGAGCGGGGATGTCTTATTTTTATCGTTGTTTTCTACCATATAGTCTCCTCTACATAATAAAAAAGACCCTGTACTAGGGCCTGTTATTTATCCTTTAATCTTCATAGACCCGACACTCATCGGTCTCAGGATTCATCTCGCAATATAACTCTAATGGAGAAGGATCGTGATGGTCCTCTGGATGCTCTTTATGATAGTATTCTAGTTCTTTGAGCTCGCCCTCAATATGACGTCGTTGATTAGGAGAGGTCATGGGGTTGTCAAGGATTTCTTTGTCCTTGGCGATATGTTCTTCGATGTTTTTCATGTTTACTTTGTTGATTTATATTCAGAAAATGAGGAGTATCCTCTAAGTTGAACCAATTGATCGTAGGCTGTATCTCCTTTTTCTATTTTAGTTCCTCCATCATAACTCCAAGCGTACCCGTCTTCAACAATTTTTTTGTTAAAGCATTCCTCACCTTTATAAAACCAACCAAGCATTCTCCCGTATTTTCCATCTTTTTCAGTTCTCACTTCAAGCTCTTTGGGATCACAACCAAACCACTCTTCAGCGTAACTGGTTGCATCTAATCCCAAGAGTTTCTCGTCTAAGTCCCGTGTTCTTTTTTCTGGAGTGTCAATCCCTGCGATCCTGCACCGTTCTTTTTTATATAGGCCAAATCCTAAATCAAGGATGACGTCAACTGTGTCTCCGTCAACTACTTTAGCTACTTCTTTGATTCTGTATTCGTACATTGGCTTTTTTCTTTCTTTAATCTAGAAAGAATTAACTTTGCGTACGATACATCGGCATCAGAATAATTACTAGGATATTTTTTAGCCATTTTTATTATCTTTTTCGCTGCTTTTCTTGTATGCTTTTTCTTCATCTTGTCTTAGTACCTCGACGTCTTCTATATATCTTATAAACTCTTTTGCAATGTTGTTTATATTTTTGTTTCCTTGAGAAACCCAGAAGTCACAAAATTCGTAGACTTCGCGCTTTAGCGTAAACATTTTACCTAGAAGTAACAAGGACCTCGCCCTTAGGTCCATGCGTTCTTTAGAATATCTCCAGTCGTTGTCCATGATTTTGTAATTTACAAATGCTCGAAGAGGGGATCGAACCCCCGACAATCTCGGTGTAAACGAGGTGCTCTACCGCTGAGCTATTCGAGCTAAGGCCTAAGCCTTTAGAAGAGTCTTTACTTCGTCCCAATCTTTGTCAAACTGGGCAAGTCCTGAGTCGGTTAGTACGTGGTTGTACATCTTCTCAAACACTTCTGGAGGCATAGTGACAACATGAGCTCCGTTATAGAAAGCCCTAGTCACTTTATACACGTCTCTAATAGATGCTGCCAACACTCTAGTCCTAACTCCTTGCTGGCAATATACACCAGAGATAGACCTAACGACCTCAGTGCCTGCTACGGAGTTATCATCACACCTGCCAATAAAAGGCGATACATATGTTGCTCCTGCTTTGGCTGAGAGTATGGCCTGAGCGGCACTAAAGATAAGAGTGACATTAACTCTAATCCCCTGCTCAGAAAGAACTTTACAGGCAAATAGCCCCTCTTTAGTACATGGAACTTTAACCGTAGTAACATCTCCAAACTTCTCAAAGAGTCTCTTGCCTTCTTCGATCATTTGAAAGCCCGAACCAACAACCTCCATGCTAATGTCCTGAATACCAATGTCTTTGATTTCTTGGTATACATCATCAGGCTTACGCCCACTCTTCATAATGAGAGTGGGGTTGGTCGTAACGCCATCGATGAGTCCAGTGGCAAAGTGATTACGGATAACCTCTGTCTCGGCGGTGTCTAGAAAGATTTTCATATATATGGCTTAAAATGTTGGTTGGATGAAAGGATTACATTATACCTTCACTAAGAGGGAATCACTAATGTGAATAGGACTCTCAGACTTTCGGACGCCTTGGTATTGGCTTCTGACCGTGGTCAGCGGGCACCACCCCTGTCCTAATATACATTACCCCGTGCCTCCACAAGGGTTATTCTGTCACATCCTATGGAACTGATCAAGTTCCAAAGCGGGATATCGGACTCGAACCGACGACATTCAGCTTGGAAGGCTGACGTTCTACCACTGAACTAATCCCGCAATGGTATACATTATACCATGTACTTTAATTTTTTTACGTAGTCATAAGCGTAAAGCTCACGATTACCTTTAATGCCCCATCCTAACCAATAATATGCAGGCCTCATATAATATGATACGGTTTGCCCACCACCTTCAAATTGTGGAAGGACGCGCTGAAAGATCGGTTCGTTAATCATCCAGCGAGTTTGACCCTCTAATGAAGATGGGTCGCAATCGAACTTAGCACAAAAGTTGCCGAGGCCTTTGTATCTGCCTATAGAAGTCCATTGAATTAAACCGTATCCGCCAACTTTACACTCTGTATATGAGACTATAGCGCCGCCTTCGCAAATGTTAGGGATAAATTTGCTTTCTTGCTTAATGTTACCCATTATGGTAGCAAGAGCATTTTGATCAGCAATCTTTGTGCTTTCTTGTAAATGCTCAAGTACATATTGCTCTTCTGTTGTGCAATCAGGACACTTCCAAGTTGCTACAAGCTCTTCTTCAGGTTTAGTTTCAGCTACGGCAACTTCCTCTGGTAGAGGAGGAGCTGGGGGTAAAGGGGCTATAAAAGGAAGAGCAGTTACGCCTCCAACTGAAGCCAAAATTACGAGCTGATTAATCATACTAATTTTCATAACAAATGCGCAAGAAAGGACTTGAACCTTCACGCCGCTGGGACACAGGTACCTAAAACCTGCGCGTATACCAATTCCGCCACTTGCGCTGGACTTTTATATTATACCAGAAAAGGCCTAGGCTGTCAACTAGAAGGGGAGAGCTGGACCTGTACTAGAAGGAACTGTAGGAATCTCTGGCATTTCTGGGATCTCTACAACAGAGTTAATAATACTCGGGAGCGCTTTTGTAATTTCTGCGGTAATTGTAGTTTTTGCGTTATCTACAACTTCTGTGATAATCTTGTCTTTGTTGAGGTAAAGATACGCCCCGCCACCAACAAGACCAGCAGATATAGCAAATGACGAAATAGCCATTAGGTTAAATAGACCTTGCATAATATTTTCTAGATTGCAAAAAACTTTAATCTAATAAAGAACTTTCTTGTCTTTTCTGTTTGAAATATATTTTATAGTAACGTTTTTTAATCTCTTCAAGGGTTTTTGTGTCTTCTTCAAAACCCATGTACTTTAGTAACTGATAAGACCCTTCAAGTTCGCTAATCAGTCGTAGTATATTAGCGGGTTCTCTTTTAAGCCCTCCTGGCTGGTACTCCAATGTATCGTAATTGTCCATAAGTTTGCACCCTATTCTAGGTCTACAGAGGGAGGGCGATTGCCTAGCATTAGCTCGTATAGATTTTGTGCCTTATTTAAAAATTTTTTATGGTAATCAATACAAATTTGAACTTCAGATAGCATCTCTTCATAGACTTGGCGAGAAGTGGTTGCTTCATCTGAAAGATAATCAAATATTGAATCGCCCATCCTGTCTTTACGTTGCTTGCGATAAGCATCGGGAAGTACCCACTCTTCGCTGTTTGAATTCTTCATACCAACATTTAAGTTTCTTTGTTCCATTCTACCGTAGTTTTAGGCATAAACATCTTTTCTTTATAAAGAATTCCCGCGGTTACTAGAAAAGAACCAACTAACAATAAAATTAAAAAATCCCTTGTAGTTTCATTGCTCATTAAGCATCCCTCTACTCGACATGTATTTTAGGGTTTCGTTCATGCTACCAATATGCCTATACCCAATAGAAACCTGGGGATAGGTTGCTTCTTCTCCGAACTCAGAGTAAAAAGCTTTGCTATCAAAATCTTGATCTAGGGAGTACTCGTGTAAGTCTTCACCTAGACTTTCAAGCAAAAATTTCATCCGCTCGCATTCTTGGCTTCCGTTAGAATAAATTACTGCTACTTCAGTCACGCCAGTTACATCCTGTTAGTTGAGTTAGTTTGTTTCTAAGCTTCTTTTTAACTCCCTTATAATAATCTATAGGGGACTGATCTATTGGTTTTCCCATGTATTGCTCTAAGCCATAGGTTAGTTCGTCTAGCTCTTGAATAGAAGCTTCTGATTTAATAAGAGCTAGTCTATAGCATAGATTAATTTGTTTGTCGTTAATTTCTAAAAGCCGCTGATTATATTTTATAAGCGAAGCTCTATCTTTTTTAGAGTTTAAAATTTGAGCCTCGTAGATGAGATCATTGATCTCTTGTCTTGACTTTCCCAGTTCATCACTCATTTTAATCTCGTTGTCTCCAGTCATCAGGTTTGTCTTGGTGAAACCAACTCTTAATATCGTCAGCATCGGTGAATCCCTTTATATGGTTGGATGGGTCGGGATCGCCAAGTCCCATCCTATTCAGAAAATCGTCTGTGCTACCTTCTTCGATCTGTTGTGAATGCTGACGACGGGCCTTCTTTAACATCTCGTTAGCAGTAGTATTTGCCTTCGCGAGTTTCTGTGCCCATACCATGTCATCCAGTTTTACCTCTTCACCATTAGCAATACATTTGCAGATAAACTCTAGTTTCAGTCGGTATTGTGTAGACAGCATATTTTTTAATACTCTAATGTTTACTTTAATCTAGAAGTCTACTTTGTTGATCTTTCAATACATCACCGCAGAGGTCTTTAGAAAGCTTGTCTCTGAGGCTATTAATTTTTTGATCTGTGAATTCTTTAAATTGACCTCGCTTTTCTACTTTTTTATAGTAGTGAAGAGCATTAAGTATAATTGTAAAGTCCTCTATAGAAATGTCTATATTCATTAGATTTTTGAAATTACTTCTTGCTGTTTCATATAGAGTTTTATGTAAGTTTTAGCAAGATTCTTAAGAACTTCTTTGTCATCGATTAGGTCAACAGCTCTTGCGAGCTTCTCATAAGAAAACTGTCTTGTTGTTGTACGTAACTCTACTTCTTCAGGTTTCATGGTGACTGCTCAGAATTGTTTTCGACCCACTTTTTAAGAGATAGATACCTGGTTTCCCAAATTTTTTCTTGGCTTGTAGGCTTGCCTAAACCATCAACTACTAGCATACCAGCAAAAAATGTGATTTCTTTTCTAGGAAGAGAAGAGTAATGAGCATCCCATCGTTCAGGATACACCTCTATTGTCTTTGTTAGGTTACACGGAGAGACTTTGCCGTGAGTGCCATTAGGCACTATTTTAAAAATGTCCCACTCTGACATTGAGTCTTCAAGGGGCTTCATTTCCCATGCTTGAGTTCCAGAGTACTCTACTTTAAATAAACAACCGGCAGGATCTATCCAGTAAAACTCCATTAAATTATCTAAGCCTTTAGTTTGTAGGCTTTTATTATAAAACCCAGGACCTAGATCATATGAAGTTTTTATGGTGTCAAACATTCCCATTATTTTTTATGCTTAACGCTCCAAGTTAATTCCATTCCTGTAACTAAAAGAATTACAAATGCAAATACAAATAAAGAACTCATTTATTTAATAAAACCTTCATCTATCAAATATTTTTTTGTAAGTGGTGTGGGAGGATAAATGTCCCACATTGCTCCTGATGAGCAAGCTTCAAGTGCATCGACGGTCATGCCTTTAGTTTTACCCGCCCAAGTTGCTTCTGCTTCCCATACAACTGCAGCGGCCGGGTAAGTACGCTCTACCATTTCTCTCCAGAAGGCAGGTACTTCATCTTCTGGCTTGATTAAAGCGATAAACGAATTGTCAATTGTTCCAGCCATGCAATCCTGGGCCGCGTGCCAGCCTTCATGGCGCATTACAGAAAGAAGGACGCTAGGCAAATCCATATAGCTTCTATTTAAATAAAACTTGTTAGACACAGTGTGATACACACCTCTATGCCTCACAGGAAAGTATTTTCCTGGAGCAAAATACACTTTAACCCCAGCAATTTTAAATGCTTCTAGTAACTCCGTTACTTCTTCAATTTGTTCAGACGAGGCATTAGTGGTATTCCAAGCCGCAGGATATAACTCTACGAGCTGAGACCAGTGATGAAATTGCTCTACTTTGTCCGTACATTCTTCAAGAAGCATACAGCCTAAAGAGTCCATAGTTTTGTACCCTTTAATTTCTGCCTCTTTTGCTAAAACTATAGAAGGAAGAATTGTAAATACGCTGAGTGCTAGAAGAAGTTTTTTCATAATTTTATTATAAAATGCGAGTAGGGAGACTTGAACTCCCACGGGATTTACTCCCAACAGATTTTAAGTCTGGTGCGTCTACCGATTCCGCCATACTCGCAAAAGTTAAATAATCGGATTACCTAATTTGTCATGAGTGGGGACTTGAATAAAACAATACTTATTGAAGATGGCCCTCATTTCTTCGTCGGTTAGATTACAGTTACGAGCAGCTCTAGGTAAGTTCCATTTTGCTTTAAAAAGCATGTCAAGTGACTCTTGTACTTTAGGCTCCATAGTTAAAATTTTAGGT